GGGGAGAAATTACGCATCATGGTGCCCTTGGGGAGGTGGTCGGGGTCATCCTTGGGAAGCAGGAGGCGGGAGATTTCGACGTCGCAATCAGTCCCTGGCGGCCCTGCCCGAAAAAACCAAGCGCCCCCGCATGGTTTGTCCCACCTGGGGACGCATTATGCGAGCGCAATCAGGGGCTTGACCCCCCGTTGTGTCAATCCTGTGTCACAAATTCGGTCTTTGGCCAGCGAAGGGGGGGGGCGGGACGGGGTCCCGCCGGCAGTTTCGCCGGCTCTCATGCCCAGCACCCCGCATACCGCGAGCAAAAAATTGAAACATTGAAGAGGTTCGTGATGTCAAAGGAACACTTCGCTACTGCAACACTTCACCCCGTGGAACTTTTGTTCAAACCCAAGGTGGAAAACGCTTTCGCCGAAGAAGAAGATGACCGACAGTGTCCAAGGTGCGGTACTATTGTGCCCCATTTAGTGACAAATACTTCTTAATTGTCAGACAACCCCTTGAGGTCGACAAACCATGCCAGCCACCCCGAAGGTTTCCCGGCGCGTTAGCCGTTCCTCCCCCCTCCCGCCCGTCACCATCCTGGAGCTTGACAACCTCGACCGTTCAATCCTCTACGTCGTCAAGAAGGGCTTCCACCAAGCCGGTGAAGTCATGGACGGAACCCGAACTTGGTCCACAATTCAATTTCGCATCTTCCAAGCCTGCCTGGCAAAGCTCCGCCCTGACCTCAAGTCCTCGAAGCTCACCGTCGAAGACGCCCGTAAGTCTGTAGATGAGCTGACCCGCAACGAGATCTTCGAGATCCTGGCCGCCGAGAAGGCTGACCGCGCCGCCGCCGCCGAAATCGCCGACGACAAAGCCAAAAAACTCAACAACCCAGAGCCCCCCACCGACGCTGAGTTTATCGACATAGCTCCCAAGGTAGGAGTGTCTCTAAATGAAAGTTAGCATCCCCCGCCTCCACTCCGCCCGCCTGAAAAGCGGTGGTGCGACCCTCCAGGTCATCTACCCCGCTTCCTCCCCAACCCCCATGACCGGCATGGCGAGAAAAATCGAGTCCGAACTCAGTGGCGTGGTCGGATGCGCCATTGTCGCCTGGTCTAGTGACGGCACCTACGCCGCTGAGTTCGTTGTGGACAGGGTCAGCCCCTATCACAGCATTCAGGTCCCAGACCTCGTCCGTGCCGCTCTTCTTAGAGAGATGAATCTGTACGACACCAACAACGCCATCAACAGATCAAACGGTTATGGAGAAACTGATGACCAGTAGCCATCCACGCCAGGAACTCCGTAACATAGCCCAGCGAGCCAAGCTCATCCTCGAAACCCAGGACTCCTTCCTGGGCTTCATCAAAGCGATGAATCCCTCCTTCACCATCCCACCCTTTCAACTAAAGCTCATCGACGTCCTCAACCGCTTGGAGAACGGCTCCCTTGGACACCGCCGCCTCCTCATCACCATGCCCCCCCGTCATGGCAAGACCCACATCGCCACCATTCACTTTCCCGCCTACTACATGGCCCGCAAGCCCGAACGCGAGATCCTCTCCACCTCCTACAACGCCGACCTCTCAAAAACATTTGGCCGTCAAGTCCGCGACATCGCCTCAGAGCCCCTCATCCGCCAGGCCTTCCCCGACTTTGAGATCTCCAAGTACGCCTCCGCCGCAGACGACTGGGTGACCACCAAGGGCGGCCGCTACTACGCCACTGGCATCGGCGGCGGCACCCCTGGCCGCGCCGCCAACCTCCTCCTCATCGACGACCCCATCAAGGCCCGCAAGGAGGCTGAGTCGGCCACCTACCGCCGCCACTTCTGGTCCTACTACCTTTCAGCTCTCCTCAACCGCAAACAACCAGAGCCCGACGGCACAAAGCCAATCGAAATAATGATCCTCACCCGCTGGCACCCCGACGACCCCGCCGGCCGCATCATGGCCACCGACGACTGGGCCGACAACGACTGGTATCACCTCAACTTCGACGCCTACCAGGAGACTGATTGCGACGTCGAAATCTCCCGCCTCCTGCTTCCCAAGGATGACCCCGACCACCTCCCCAAGGGCACCATGATGCGTAATTTCTCCCCCAAAAAACGCTACGTCAAACGCCCCATCCAGGAGGCCCTCTGGCCCGACCGCTTCCCCCTCGACGAGCTTAAAAAGATCGAGCGCCGCGACGCCCGCGAGTTCTCGTCCCTTTACCGCCAGCAGCCCTACGTCCTCGGCGGCAACATGATTAAGCCCATGTGGTTCAAGACCCTCGACCCCGAAGCCGAGTTCATCGCCTCAATCATCACCGCAGACACCGCCTTCAAGAAAACCGAGCAGTCCGACTATTCCGTCCTCATGCTCCTCAGCCTTTCCGCCAATGGCGACATCGCCATCCGCGACATCATCCGCAAGAAGCTCGACTTCCCCGAGCTCAAGCGCACGGCCATTTCATTCAACGCCACGCACCGTGGCAGCGGCCTTCGCGGCCTCTACATTGAGGATAAGGCCTCTGGCCAGTCCCTCATTCAGGAGCTTCGCAACGAGTCAGGCATCGCTGTCATCCCCTACAAGCCTGGCGGCACGGATAAGGTCACCAGGGTCTCCGTAGTTCTTCCCCTCATCGAAGGTGGTCGCGTCTTCCTCCCCGAAAAAGCTGAGTGGCTCGACGACTTTGTCCACGAGTGCGAGACCTTCCCAGCCTCCGCTCACGATGACCAAGTCGACGCTATGGCTATGGGCCTCGACATCCTCTCCCGCATGGGCATGGCTGCCGGTCCATCAGCCTGGGCTAGCTCCCTGGCCGCCCACCCCGACCAAGTGGTTAAAAACTCCCTGGCCGCCACTTTCGCCCAGGCCGGCACCATCAGTAGCCAATTCAAGTCGTGGGGTGAGTAGGGACGACCCCTCACACTCCTCTAGTTACAACCACCCTCAACCCACCTGTACCGGAGTACCCCCATGGCCTTGCTCGACTCCCCCTTCCCGCCGATGGCAGTGGAAGCCCCCTTTCGGGTCTCGATGAAGTAGCCCATGAGCTACCGTGACACCCTTCCGACCGCCGACGAGGACGTCATCGTCGACCTGTCTCGGCTTTGGACCAAGATCACAGAGTACGAGGACATCTCGGATGACCTAACAGAAGAAGAGGAGCTCAAGCTCCTCAACTACCTTCGTGCCTGCGGCAAGCTCAGCCACGCCAGCATCTCTCGCCGCTACGACCACTGGCGAGATGCTGACCGTGCCCACGACATCTATGTTCCGCCCAACACCACCAAGTTCCGCGAGAAGGCTGTCATCTCAGACACCCGTGCCGTCGCAGACACCGTTCTGACCTATCAGATGGCAGCCCTATCCGGCCGCAATCCCATGTTCCAGCTCGAAGGCACCTCCCGCAACTCCAAGCGCCCTGCCCTCATCCTCGAACGCCTGCTCCACCAGAACATGCGCCGCACCGCCGGCGAGGCCCGCCTGGCCCAACTCATCCTCGACAGCATCCGCTACGGCTATGCCCCCACCAAGATCATCTGGGACTCTGCCGCCAACACCAACCACATCGTCAACTTCGACCCAAGGCGTGCCTTCCACGACCCTCGCATCACCTGGGGCGATTGGGAGAAGATGCAGTTCATCATCTTCGTCGACATGGTCTCCACCTCCGCCCTTCTTGCCACTGGCCAATACCCCAAGCTCGCCAAATACCCCGGCCTGCGTCGCGGCAAGGGCCGCGCCGCCTCCCGTGGGTGGGAAATTCACGAGTGGGCTCGCGAGGACGGTAAGGGCCATCGCAACAACCCCTCAGACGCTACCGTCACCGACTTCAGCAACCACCTCGACCCAGCTCGTATGATCGACGAGATGTGGGTCCGATTCAACGGCTACGAGCTTGGCGCTCCTGGTGTTCAGCAGGTCTGGATGCTCATTACCGCCATCGACGAGGAAGCCATCATTCGCTTCCAGCTCAACCCTTATGGACGCCAATTCCCCATCACAATTGGCTCGCTCTATTATGATCGTCACAAATCCATGGGCCAGTCCCTCTACGACCTCCTTCTGCCCATCCACGAAATCGCCACCTGGCTGCTCCGCTCTCGCGTCGACAACGTCCAGGCCTCCCTCAACAACCTGATCTTCGTGGACCCCACCCAGGTCAACGTCGCCGACCT